TTACCAACCAACGGGTTATGCAGTTCCTCGTGACTTGCAAGCAGCAGACACATTACAGGAATCACAGTTCAAACAGCGTGACCCAATGGCTGACCCGATTGATTCTGCGTTTGGTGATGGTAAGCCAATGCTTGACCGCAAACTTAAAGACACAGTTCGCCCAGAAGATGAAGGCCGTTTGGTTAAAGAAACTGACCTTCGCCGTAGGGCTATTCACGTAAGTAAGGGTCGTAAAGACCAATACGACTACGAGCAGAGGTAAATGATATGGCACGGCGCTGGCTTGACGAACAATTAGCAGCAATCTCATATGCAGATGTAGAAAAGGTTCATAAAGATGACCGCAAACTACAAATGGCTCAAAAGAAATTTCAAAGTATTGCTGACGCAACTGAAAACCCTATGCGTGTTGACAAGAAGACAGGTAAACCAACAAGGGCAAGTAAGGATATTAAATTTTTAAGTAGCAGTATTAAGTTTGATAAAGCAAGTGGCGCTTCAGACCCTATGGTGAAGCGCACCTCTACTAAAGGTTTGTATTTAACACCAGCAGGTAAGTTTGGTACTGCTGACTGTTGCCGACATAAGACTGGACCGTGCGGTGCGGCATGTTTGCATGACACTGGGTTCCAAGATTTGGCTAACCAAATAGCACGAACAAACGCTCTTGAACAAATGGGTCCAGATGCTGTTGCTCTTCTTGCTAATGAAATTGATAACCATGTTAGAGACTCGGCAAGGTACGACAGAGCAAGAGGTCACCACGGAAGTCTTCCTGCGGTTCGTTTAGACGCAACTAGTGAACTTTTAATGGATGAAATGGATATTGGTGACTTCCTAATTGGTAGACATTCAGGCATCCAACAGGAAGGCGCATTTAAAGGCTACCCACACTTACTTGTTTCAGAGTATGGAAAAGGGTTAGCAAAAGGTATATTGCCAGGACCAGAGCCTACTTGGAGACAACCTAACGTAGTACGAGTACCTAGTTGGAGTGAACAAACAACTATTGGTCGTGCTGAACAACTACGAAGCCGTGGTATTGACATTGCTGTTCCTGCAACAAACTATGGAACATCCACGCACCCTAAAGACATTCCATCTCATGTCAGTGTTCAGTTTAAGGGTGGAAGAATGGTGCTTCCTGCTGTTGACTATGACGAACACGATGTTATTGCGATGCGCCCGTTTTCTGGTAGTGCTGGAATACTTCGTGCTAAGAATCCTGCATTCTCAAAGCGTGACCCTGAACGTCAAAAGAAGGCAAGTAAGTTTTTAACTGACCAACACACTCCTTATGAACCAGGTGTTGGTTTTGAAGGTGGGGAATCACCAGTATCTCCAGCCGCAGTCGGAACTGGAGTCGGTTTTCTTCTGAAGCAATTCAAAGAATTCAGAACGGAAAATCGCCAAGACCACGCAAACGTAATGGCGGAACTTCGCAAAGTTCGTAACGGTATTGACACAGTGGCTGGTCGTTTAAACCAGCATATTGATTGGCACATGGACAAGGATAAAAAATGAAACAAATTCAAAACATTCTTTTGCGTATCCTCGCAACATTCGCAGCATCTGGTTTAGGTGTAATTGGTGCTGGAACAATTGCTGGAGTTCCTCTTTACAAAGCAATTTTCATGGCTGGTATTGCTGGTGTTGCAACAGTAATTGAAGGTTTGTCACGTGCATTCCTTGACGATGGAAAATTGTCCCTTGCTGAAATCAACGATGTCTTTAACAAAGTAGACAAAAAAACAAAGAAGGAAACAGTTGAGTGAAGAAGTTAATCCTAGTAGGAACTTTGTTCATTGCTGGCTGTGGGTATGATGGACATTACAGGTATTCATGCCAAGACCCTGAAAATTGGGGTAGCGAAGAATGTGTGCCACCAATATGCGAAGTAGATGGCGCTTGCACAGAAACCTTACTTGGGTTCAACCCATCCTTAGAAGATTTAGTAAACCCTTCATTAAACGAACTACTCCCAACAGAGGAAACAGTAGCCCCATGAAAAATAAACTAACCCCAGAAGACCTTGACGCACGGTTAAAGTTTGTAGTTGGTTGCGTTTTAGCAGGTGTGTTAACAATCACCACAATCGGGGTTCTGTATGCCCTTGTTTTTGTGACACAGCCAATCGGCGCTCAGGCTGAGAATGATAAAATGTTCTTTAGTGTTCTTTCCTCAGTAGCGACATTCATTACTGGAACATTGGCTGGTCTAATGATTTCAACGGGAAGAAACGCTAAAAACAACGAAACACCTAATAACGAGGAGACTGTATGAGTAAGAAAGTTGCTTGGGACTACATTGTTCCCGTAGTATTGCCAAAAGACCTTAAGGGCATTGAGCCTGGAAAGTTGCCAGCGAACCTCCTTGTTCCAGCCGTAGGTGGCGGTAAGTTGCACCACATTGCAGCAAAAGCATGGGCTGCAATGGTTGCTGCTGCAAAGGCTGACGGTATTGAACTCAAGCCGACTTCCGCAGGCGACACATATAGAGAATACGAGTTGCAAAAAAAAGGATTCCTCCAACGCTACAGCCTTGAGGATACGGGAACTGGTAAGACCAAGACCTTTGAAGGCAAGACGTGGTACTTGAAGAAGGGCATGGCGACCTTGGCTACCCCTGGTAAGTCCCAGCATAACCTCGGAATTGCCGTTGACGTTGCTAACGCAGGTGAGCCAAAGCGTTTGAACTGGCTCATTGCCAACGTGAAGAAGTTTGGTTTCTCATGGGAAGTTGTTCCTGAAGAGCCTTGGCATCTTCGCTATGTATGTGGTGATAACATCCCAGAAGCGGTTGCCGCCTTTCAAGGATAATTGACAACCCTACTTAGGTAGGATACGCTACACAACCTAACTACAAAAAGGGTGGTAGCATGAAGGTACATGACATTGACCGTATCCTTTATTACCTCAGCAAGGTCTTTGTTGGACCTTCTGATGCTGATGAATTATTCAGGGTAATAGAGGTGCTTCAAAAAGAACGTCACAAGTTGGAGAAGAAACATGTCAAAAAATAGTTTGTTAGACGAACTTAAAGCAGGTTCTGCTCCGTTAAAAGTTTGCGGTATTGGAAAAGTACGCAACGAAATGTCTGCTGAAGAGCAAGCAGCCTTAGACGATGCATTCGTTAAGATACGAGAAAAGAATGCTTCTCCTCGTTCTGTCCAAATTAGTGGGTACACCTATAAGTGGCTTACTGATTTGCTTAAGCGACATGGGCATGATGTAACAATCCGAATGGTAGAAAAACATAGTAGAAAGATGTGTAGTTGCGATGTCCATTAAAGAAGAACTAACTGCTGGACCACAGAGTCCTAAAGAAGTGCTTGGAAAACTTGCTGACCTATTTGCTCGTCAAGGAATTGATGTAGATGAGATTGGTCAAATACAACGAGTGTCTCTTTACCAATCGCTTACCAAAAACGAAGAAGGTGAAGCAGAGATTCACGACCTTGCTGGTGTGCAATTTAAGTTCTCACCTAAATGGGAGTCTGGTCCTGAATGGCCTGTTGTACAACAAGGTCCTGCTATTAAGTTACCAACTCCAAAGGTAACTAAGAAAAAGGCAACAGGATTTAAGACCTGTGTAGTTCCTCCAGATATTCAAATTGGTTACTACCGTAATCGTGATGGAAACTTGGAAGCAACGCATGACGAAAAGGCTCTTGACATTTGCATCAAGATTGTAGAAGACCTACAGCCAGAAGTTATTGCGCTTGTTGGTGACAACCTTGACCTTCCTGAAATGGGTAAGTATGTGACGTACCCTGCGTATGCACAAACTACCCAAGCATCAATTGACCGTGCAACTTTGTTCTGCGCTCAACTTCGTGCTGCTGCTCCAGAAGCAAAGATTATTTGGCTTGCAGGAAACCATGAAGAACGCATGCCTAAGTACCTTGTACAGAACGCAGGTGCTGCTTATGGTCTTCGTAAAGGAAACACCCCAGAATCATGGCCTGTTCTTTCAGTTCCATACCTTTGCCGTATGGATGAATTTGGTATTGAATACCGACCAGGGTATCCAGCATCTGATTACTGGGTCAATGAAAAACTTCGTATCATCCACGGTGACCGTGTGAAGTCGTCAGGTTCAACTGCACACGTATACCTCAACAACGAAAAGACGAGTGTTATCTATGGACACATTCACCGCATTGAAACGGCTTTCAAAACACGTGAAGACTTTGATGGTCCAAGAACCATTATGGCTGCTAGTCCTGGCTGCCTCGCTAGAATTGATGGTGCTATTCCTTCTACTAAAGGTGGTGTAGACCTTGATGGGCGACCATTAACTCGTCACGAAAATTGGCAACAAGGTATCGGTGTTGTCACTTACGAGGATGACGGAAATCACAGGTTTGCATACGATGTTATTCCCATTTACAACGGTTGGGCGTTGTATCATGGGAAGGAATTCATTGCTGAGTAGCCATGACTACTATTGTCGCTGTCCAAGGTGATGGGTTCGCAGTCGTATGCGTTGACTCTCGCATCTCATCTATTGATGGGGGCATTGCTACGCAAATAGGAACTCTTCGTGAGGGAAGTAGCAAGGTATCAACTAATGGAAAATATTTACTCGGTGCTGCTGGAGATGTACGGGCCATCAACATTCTCCATCATGTGTTCCAACCGCCAACACCACCACCAAACCTTAAAGGGAAGAAACTTGACCAGTTCTTTACGGCGAAGTTTATCCCGTCACTCAGAGAATGCTTTGATTCACAAGGCTACTCAATCCCAGACCTCAACGAAAACAAACAGCACATCGCTGAACAAGGGTCGTTAATCCTTGTAGTCATTAACGGCACTATCTATATTGTTGATGGTGATTACGCTTGGGCTTCTGAAGCCAGTGGTCTGTACGTAATTGGGTCTGGCGGAGAGTACGCATTAGGGGCTATGCATGTACTTACGCACAATAAGAAACTGACTGTGCAACAGGCTAAAAACCATGCGCTGAAGGCTCTCGCCGTTAGTGCTAGGTTTGACCCTCATACGGGTCCTCCGTATCACACGTACATTCAGGAGTACGAACAAAGCAAAACCCGTAACTGCGGCAGCAGCACTTGTCTCGGTTATTTCAACCAAGATTGGTCCTAAGAACACCGCACTTCTTTTGAGCGTGGCAACCAAGGCTATGGAAGCAGCACCTGTTGCTAAGAAGGCTCCAGCCAAAAAAGCCGCATCTGCAAAAAAGAAGTAATATCTTAGTATTCTTCTTTTTGGAAAAGGTGTAACGAATGCCTGTTGATTTTTGGTCACCGTCTTATAGGGCGGCATCTAGTGACTTAACCGTAGCGATTAGTCCACTTGGATTGGTTGAACTTGCTGACGAAGAGTTTGAAGTTCATGGACCAAGACTCAACAGGTATTCTGCTGCTTGGGCTTGGTACTTAGGTCATCACTGGTCACACCGCCGTGAGATGGGTGACAACAACGTCACCATGAACTATGTGAAAACCATGTCGGATTTCATTACAAACTTCTGCTTTGGTAAAGGTATCCAATTCAAAGTACCTGAGCAAAACGAAGCAATCATTCCACAACTACTTCATGAAGTGTGGGACAACCACAACAACAAACATTATTTGTTGTGGCAAATGGGGCAACTTGCAAGTATCACTGGAGACTGCTTTGTAAAAGTTGCATATGATGAACCTTACGTTGATGGTGTTGGTTTACAACATCCTGGTCGTGTTCGTATTCTCCCATTGAACCCAGCGCATTGTTTCCCTGAGTATCACCCACATGACCGTGAGCGTTTGATTCGTTTCAAACTTAAGTATCGCTTCTGGGGAACATCACCAGAAGGAACTCGTCAGGTTTACACATTCACTGAAATCCTTACGGACAATACCGTGCAACAATTTATCAATGATGAGTTGATTGACGAGTACGAAAACCCAATTGGTGTTGTTCCAATTGT